GTAACCAGGTAAACGCAGAAGAAATGGTTAACGACTCTCAGTTCCAGCACTACGCAAACTTCTCTGCGTTTGACCCTACGACCTACTAAGGAAGACCATGTCACTATCTCATGCAACAGTTGCACTCAATAGCTCAACAGCTGTTGATCTAATACCAGATAACGTAATTACAGATCCAGTAACTGGTGAAAAAAACTACACTTGGCAATCAGCCACCGTATACGTTGAAAACGTAGACACCGCTGCTACCGTATATCTTGGTGCCTCTGGAGTCACCTCTTCAAACTATGGCATCTCTTTAGTACCAGGAGCCTCTGTTTCAATTGATCTCCTTGGAGGAAATGAAAATGTGTGGGCAATCTCAAGCGGCTCTTCTAACGTAGCGGTATTGTTGGTGACAACAGCATGAGCGTAAAGAAAAGCCCTGCCCCTGCCACACTTTACTACGGCAGTTTTTACGATACTACAACTCAAAGCAACGCTGGAGCTACTTCAGCCAACCTTGTCACCCTTAATTCTACATCTTCGTCTAAAGGAGTTTCAGCTGGCTCTCAAGGTAAAATTACCTTTACTAATGCTGGGGCTTATTTGGTTAACTTCCTTGGTCAATTTGCTTTTACTGGTGGAGCTAGTGATTATCACGTAACAGTTTGGATTTCTAAGAACGGCACTATCATGCCTGAATCGGCGTATACATTTACTACTACCAGTGCTCAAGGAGCTCAAACACTTGGTAACGTAGAGCAAATTATCACCGCAAACGTAGGTGATTACATTCAGTTCTACTGGCAAGCTGCTGCTACAGGCATGGCGCTTACACCTACTGCTGCGGGAACTAACCCTACTCGTCCTGCTTCTCCAAGCGTTAACCTCAATATCTATAACGTCGGATAATGCCTTTCAAGTCTCAGTCTCAGCGTAAATGGATGTACGCTAACGATCCCAAGATGGCAGAAAAGTGGGAGGAACATACCCCTAAGGGTAAGAAGCTTCCCAAGAAAGTGAAGAAAAAAAGTGGCAAAAGTAAAAATTGACGGTAAAACCCATAAGTTTGTTAAGAACAAAAAGGGTGATGTTATCGTAAGCCATCCTAATGGCGGGGGTCCTACAATGGATCTAACCAAAAAGGATGCTAGTATTAAGACCGTGGCAGATGGAATAGCTGCTGGTAAACAATGGCATAAAACTCATAAAAAGAAAGGAAAGTAATATGTGCAAAGCATGTGGATGTGGCTGCTCTAAGCCAAACTGCAAGGGCGCCTGCAAGAAAAAGGGCAAACCTACAACAAAGAAGGGCAAGTAAATGGCTCACAAAGACAGTAAGTTTGAGAAGGGTATGACCCCAGCTCAGAAGAAAAAGTTTGAGTCTCAGGATGAAAAGAATGATGCCAAGCTAGCCAAGAAAGTCAAGAAGACCGTAAAGAAAAAGGCAAAGAAGTAATGATTAAGCCCCCCACGAGGGGGCTTTTTCCTTTATCCTTAACCTTGACGCCAGAGCAATCTGGAACCCTGCTGCTTTACCCCTGCGCCTTCCTATGGAGGATATTATGATTTACCTTGCCAAGAAACTGGCAGCTCAGGAAACTGATGCTGACCGTATTGAGTTCATTCGTGGAGCAGCAAACCTTAATGCTAAGTCCGCAGAGAAGAAAGTAGTTCTCGGCGCAATCACAGGTGTTCTGCTATCGAAAGTACTCAATAAAAATGGCTAGCATCGCAAATGTATTTAATAATCAAATTAGGCGTGCTGAGCAGTCAGTCACTGATACATACACCGGTGAGCTTCGTGATCACCTTTCAGGCTATGGTTGGCCGGACCATCTTGTTTCTGCTATCTCTATGAGACATAATGGTCAAGAGCATAAGATTACATATCCCTCTCATCTTAAAGAGGAAATCCTAACCCTAGAATATGGCACTCAAGATGTGCCCCCTTCTCCTGGCCTACGAGCCTTTGTACATGGGAGGAACTAATGCCTTTTATTCTAAATGAAGAAGCTGCACTTAAGACACTACTCAGCGGCATAACAGTAGCTGATGGTGGAAATTCTGCTAGGCCTGTAGGCGTTTTCTATGGACAGCCTGATAAAGAAATCCGTCAGCAGTCATACCCGTATATTACTATTGACCTTATTGGAATCTCAGAAGAGACTGACCGTGCCCATCGTGGAGTAGTCTCTATCCCAGAAACCACCCTGTATACCCCAGAGGGAGTAACTGCTGGGCAACAAACTAGCTTTCCAATCCCCGTACAGCTAATGTACCAAGTATCTACCTGGTCTCGTCAGCCTCGCCATGATCGTCAGATCATTGCACAGCTGCTATCTTCTGGTAGACTACCACTTAGATTTGGGCAACTCCCTATACCAGAAGACGGTACCAACCGTAGGATAGATATGTTGGGGTTCTCAAAAAGAGATACTACTGAAGGCGAAAAGCGCCTATTCAGTAATGTCTACAGCATTCGTATTAGTGCAGAAATCTTTCCAGATATTCTGTACCAGCTATACGAAGTTACACAAACGCCTACTATCTCGACTACTTATCAGACAGTAAACTTTACAACTCCGTAACAATACGGTCAACCTAAGAAACCAAATTAACCTTAAGGAGTAAATCTCAATGGCAACATACAGTCGCCCAGGAGTCTTTATCCAGGAAGTAGCGCTTCCTCAATCAGTTGCACCTGGTAATACCAGCACTGCTGTTGGCGCAATGGTTGGTGCCTTGTCTCAAGGCTCTACCTCAGCCCCAGTACTTGTTAATACCTGGAATGACTTTGTTAGCGCATTCGGCGGATTAAACGACTCCTACCCAACAACTTGGGCTGCCTATAACTTTTTTGCTAACGGTGGTCGCAGGCTTTACGTACAACGTGCCGTAGGTACTGGAGCAACATCGGGTTCTGTAACTATTACAAATGGTCTTACAGGAACCCTTACAGCTACAGTAACAGCAGCTTCTGCTTCTGCAGGAACTGTAACCTATACAGCTTCTAACACCTTTACTGCTGGACAGACAGTATCTATTACAGGTCTTTCTACTTCAGCCTTTAACTTGACTAACGTAACAATTGCTACGGCTACGTCATCAAACTTCACTGTTACTAACTCAGCTACAGGAACTGCCGTTACAGGCGCTTCTGCAACTGCTACTGTAACTTTGACCCCATCTAATGCTTTTACCTTGACTGCTATTAACCAAGGTACATGGGCTAACAGCTATTCTGTTCAAGTGGTTGCTGCAGGAGACTCTGCTCGTTTTGGTCTTAATATCTATGCAACTACCGTAGCTAACGGCTCTTCTTCAACAGCGCTTGTAGAAACCTATACAGATCTAAGCATGTCAGCTACAGATGTTAACTACATTGTGCCAGTTATTGCCTCAAATGCATCTGCACACTTTACTGTAGGTTCAGTAGCTAACTCGGTTACACCTGGCGTAATGACCTCTCCAGCATCAGTTACTGGTGGTGTAGATGGTTCTGCACCTGCTCGTACAGCATACCAAGCAGCCTGGTCTAACTTTGATTCAATTCAAAGTAGCCTAGTTCTTTATGCTCCTGATGCACCATACGCTTCTACAGCTACACTGACTTCTCAGCTTCATGGAGATGCCCTTAATTATGCAGCTACTCGTACAGATTGCTTTGTAATTGTTGATACTCCAGATCAAATGTCAGTAACACAGGCACAAGCTCAGATAACTGCTACTGTAGCTGTTGCTGCAGGATCAACATCTGGAAACATTGCAGCTGCGTACTACCCATGGTATCAAATTGCAGACCCAACAAAGATTGTTGGAGCAACTCGTTCACAGGCACCTGGTGCAGGTGTTCTAGGTCAGTACCTTGCTACTGATGCAAGTCGTGGTCCTGCAAAAACTCCAGCCGGTCTAACTAACAAGCTTGCCGGTGCACTGTCTACAAACCACCTATTTACAAATGCTGAATTGGACTCAGTCAACACATCAAGCGATCCAATCAACGCAATCCGTCAAGTACCTGGTGCCGGAATTGTAATTATGGGCGGACGTACTTTGGACAACAGCCTTAACAACCGCTACATCAATATCCGTCGCTCACTTATTTACATTGAGAAGACAATGCAAGATCTTAGTGCTTTTGCAGTGTTTGAGAATAACGACGCAGTATTGTGGTCAAGGCTCACAACCACATTGTCTACCTTCTTGTTTAACTACTGGCAATCAGGCGGACTTCGTGGCACAACTGCAAATCAGGCTTTCTTTGTAAAGTGTGACGCAACCACTAACTCCTTCACTGATCTACAAAATGGACGAGTTAATATCCAGGTAGGCGTGGCTTTGCAATATCCTGCAGAGTTCGTGATTATCAACGTTAGCCAACTAACAGGAAACGCCTCGGCGTAAGGAGATAAATAAAAATGGCACAATCACCAGCACCATCATTCAGTAACTTGATGACGGATCCAATCCGTAATTTTAAGTTCCTGGTTACATTCCTTGGAATTCCTGGCGGAGCTACAGGTTCGTCAGCGACTTCTGCAACTAACCCAATCGCATTGGGTCAGATGGGGTTCGTATCTCTTTCAGGTCTAGGCATCTCTACCGAGTCAATTGCTTACCGTGAAGGCGGATACAACACCAACGTCCACCAGATTCCTG